GTTGTTGCCGGTCGTTTATTCTAATGGGAACATGATACTGTTTAGTTTTTTCTTCATTAATAACAGGATTAATAGGAAGGGGAGGATTAACATCAGTAAAATCAATTACTGCGTTATACATATAAGGCCCCTCAACTGTGGTTAAATTCATAGTGCTGTGAAATCAATTTCCCAATTTTTAATATGGTAATAATCTACTCCATCTTTTGTAGAGTATTTATAGTAACCTTGAATAGGGACCTCAGTTTGTTCAAAGAAATATTCCCATAAATGTGCTAATTTATTATCCAATGGGATTTCCAATTTATACATTTTTTTAGAATCATCTTTTAACCAATATTCAGTAAACTTACTTGTTCTCTTTTTTACAATCAATTTAGTTAAAGGATTAAGCCTTACTGTTTTTGAAAAATTATCAGTTGGTTCAAATTTTTTAGTTAATTCATTCATCATAACCATATCATCGAAACCAATATCATACTCATAAAATTCAGGCAAGCGATACACCAATGGCATCATTTCTTCCTTAAAGATTTTCCCATCACTATGAATAAATGAATTTAAATCTTTTCTAAAGGCTGATAACTTGTGATCCTTCAATGCAAAAACCATAAACTTTTTGCTATAATAGTCACGAATTTCTTTTGCACGTTCTCTATCACAAGGTTCAATATTTTCAAATAAAGTATTATCTGTTAATGATGATGGGCGAGGAATAATATGATTACCTGCTTTTCTTATCTTATGCCAAACAACACTTAATATTAGCAAATCTTCAGGGCTTTCAAATACTTCATATCTCTTAACCTGATTCATACGCATACTACTAAGCATTGACTCAAGTTTATCATGTGATGCATTTCCACCAAGTGTTAGATTACCCAATCCAATGCTAGACAATTGACCTTGACCATTTACTGATATTGAGGGGCTACCACTGATTGATAAACCCTGACCAGCAATAACAACATTAGGATGATTATGTCCGGTGATTTGCACAGTACCTCTTCCATTGTAACTCATATGATTATATCTTCCATTCCAGCAGTTCTTAATCTAACAATATGACCCATTTGCCATTGTTTGGCTTCAAGTCCCTTTAATATACCTAACCAACTATTTCTTAGTAATGCTACCTCATTAATCAATACTTCAAAATCAATGACTTCATCTTCACCATCAACATACTTTTCAGCATCACGGCTTGTCAATGCTCTATTATACGCTTCTAAATATTTTTGAAAATGTTTTCGGCGAATTTTCCGTAATTGAATGTTAAGGTAGTTTAGTACTGCCTCTATTTCTTGTAACTGATTGAAACGGTGTTCTGTGACACCCGGAATAGCGGCAATGTTTTTTTCAACATTTCCGCTAATCTTTACTTCGTTTTTTGCCGACGTTAACTCTGATTCATAGTGTGTTATGAAATCAGGTATGACACTTAAATCATACGTGATACGTGTGTACCAGTTCATTTAATCCCAATCGTTGTCGTTGTCGTTGTAATCGTCTTCTTCGTATTCGTCTTCATCGTACTCATCTTCTACAAAGTTTTCTTCTGCATATCCTTTTAATGCCTTAGTAATTATTTTATCACTAAATGCATCTTTGATATCATCAACTTCATAGTTGTTTTCCATTAGATAAGTAACCAATGCGTCAGCTGCCTCTGCACGGTCGTTTAAATCAATATGGTCGCATAGTACTTCCCATACTTCTGAAATTAAACTCAAACTCATTCTGTTTCCTCCTCAGGTGTTACAGTACTTATCTTTGAGTTTGTTTTTTGTGTGTACTCTGCCATAACTTTATCTAGGCAACCATCAGTATTTGCTTCCCATGCTTTGCGAAACTTTTTAATGATTTCACCATCAAGTGTAGTATAGACAAGACTGTTACCTTCTTTCTTAACAAGTTCAGCCTTCTCAATCATATCAAGCATGCCTGAGTAAGGACTCATACCTGTTTCATAAGGAATCTTAACTTGTACTGATTCAAAGGGTTTAGCGTAGCGTGTTTTCATAATCTTGCAACTTGCACGAATACCACGTACATCACTAATCTTGTTACCGTCTTCGTCTTCTTTAAGTTTAAGTTTCTTCATAGCAACTACAATACTACTTGCATAAACGAAACCTTGACCACCACTGATTTTATCATCAGGGTCAAACATGTCTTGACTTGCGTATGTGTGATTAGTAGCAACTAATCCTACATTGTGATTACCAAACATGTTAACACAATTACGAACAAGTGCTGTTAGTGCTTTAGGCTTACGACCCATGTCACCTTTCATATCACCTGCTTCAAATTGATTCACATCAGTTGGTGTCAATAGCATACCAAGACTGTCAATGATAAACAATACTTTAGGTTTATCTTCTGTTGGCAATACTTTATATGACTTCATGAATTCTGAAATAGTTTTACCTACATCATCAATCATAGCCATGTTTAGTTTCAATAATTTATCTTCACCTGTATCTACACCTAAAGCATGTAGCCAGGCTTCATCTAACGCATTCTCTGTGTCAATTAAGACAACAAAGATGCCTTGTTGTTGTGCGTGTCTAACAAGGTTCCCTGAGCAGATAAAACTTTTTCCTGCTCCTGATTCTCCGGCAAAGACAGTAACTTTACCAAGAGGGACGCCTTTATTAAAATCACCGCTAATGAGGTAGTTGAGAGCATAATTTCCTGTCGAGATCCAATCAGTTGGGTCATTAAACCCAATAGACAGACCATCAATACTTTTTGTTATATCCTTGCGGAATTTACTTACATCAAATGGCTTAGCCAAGTTATTCTCCTGTTATCTGTTTATTGTACCGTTTAATCGTATTCTATCAGTATATGCAATTTTATCAAGTAAATCGGGACATTGGTCTGCCATCATGTCTATTTCATAGTCATTGGGATAGTGTCGCAATGCGCCTCTAGCACGTTCACGGATAATGCCTGGTACCCTAGGTGTCTTACCTGGATCACATAATTCTTCCAATAGTTTTTTACCTTGCTTTAAGGAACGATATCTTTCGTCTGGTAATGTCATGGTTATTCTCCTAATAGGGGGAGATACCTCCCCCTAATACCTTATGCCGTTTTATTTTGTCTAGCACGGATCATTGCTAGAATGTCGTTTGCCTTATCGCTACTTGGATTAGCTTTTGGGACTACGATAGGAGAATTAGTTGAAACTTCATCAGGCTCATCTTCTGCTACGGGCGCTGTTGCGGGAGAGGATGCGTTTTGTGAATTTCCCTCTGTTTGTTTGTCCGCTGTTGAACCTGCAGATGCTTCTAAACCATATGGACGATAGTATTGACCCCAACGCTCTAAGTCGTAAGGTTGACCATCTACTGATGCCTCAAACATTTCTTTGATGATACGCAATTCTGCTTCACCGGGTTTCTTAGGCAAAAAGTCTGTTAAATTAAACAAACCATGAGCCTCGATTGCCGCGGCTTCTGCCTCTGTTAATGCACTTTCTTTACGTGCCCAGTTACTTGTAGAGTAATCTGCGTAACCACCTTTACTAGTTTTCTTAACGTTAAAGTCAAGACCACGTAGATAGTCTGTTGGCAATTCTTCCATTTCAGGATCCATTAAGCTGGACTTGATGATAGTGAAAATTTGTGGACTGATAATAAATCTACGAATTGGGTTAGTAGGAGTCTTGTCATCACCTAGTGGATTTTGACGAACAAAACCTTGGAATAGATAACTACGTTTCTTCCAATACTTGTTTGCCATTTCTTTCAATGTTTCGTCTTTATACCATGGACGAACTTCAGCTAAGATAGGACATGCATCACCATACATTTCCATGCATGGTACTTGTACATCAATTTTCTTAACGTTAGGATCACCCTTAACGCCATTGAATGCTAGTTTAATGATTTGACGTTCTACCCAAAAGAATGTGTTCTTTGAGTCCGCATCTGGCAAGAAACGAACAGTCGCTGTTGCGCCTTCGTCAATGTTCCAGTGGGGGTAGATAGAATTATCAGATTGGGTGTTAGAACCCTTTTGATTTTGCTTTGTGTCTTGCGCTTGAATACGGGCGCGGATTTCTGCTAAAGATGCCATAATATATTTCCTTATAAATTGAGATGGTCTCGTTTTTTTAATGTCGCTACTCCCAATGAGTAACTAACATAAGAGATAGTATAGCAGTACTTTCTTCTCATGTCAATAGTATTTATGCCGGATATGGTAAACCTCACCTTTTAAGTGAGGTTTTTATG